TTACAAAATCACCATAACATGAGTAAGTATTAGGTATCTGCTGGTCTGTCCATGTTCCAAGGATCGGGGACTGTGAATGAATGTTATTTTTATACATAAATTTAACTGCATCTCTTTTAAGTAAGAAGTAGTTAAGTATAAAATTAGCTAACTCGTAGTTGATAGCACCTTTGATTACTTGATATTTATTAAACATTATACAAACATTCCTTTCTGTAAAAAATTAAATGACACAGATATTCTTATATCATTAGATTCATTAGGATCAACACAATGCATTAACCATGCAGGAAACATGATCAGTCTACCTGCTTTTGGTTCATAGTGTGTTTCTCTTAATAATCTATCTGGTAGTTTACCTTCTTTTTGTTGTGGCCTACACATTGCAGCTGCAGATCTTGGGTCATCTATTTTTAGATTACCACAATTTTTAGGAGCTTTAATATAATAAACACCTGACCATAAAGAATTAGGATGTTGGTGTGCCCTATTCATTCCACCTGGTGGATTAATATTAGCCCACATATTACCTAATACAGGTTCTGATTTTAAATGTTCTTGATCGTAAATAGTTTTTTGTGAAGCATATAACATACTAACTAATTTTTGATACTCAGGTAACTCAGCCATGTTAGTAGGTGAGTGCCAACCTTTAACATTAGTTCTTACCATTCCTTTATCTCGATTAGACCAAGCTATAATATCTCTCTCAAGTTCTTGATTAAGAGTTGGATGCTCTATGTCTGCAATATAAATCGGTGTTGGAAATAATAATTCTCTAAACATTATCTAAAAGGTGTCCCTCCAAACCACATAACTAAAGAATTTCTATGCCCCCTTATAACAGGTGTTACTCTATGTCTTATAAACGATGCAAAGAATACTGCATGACCTTGTTTAAGTTTTGCAATTTTACCTTCTTTCATTAATTCTAAATCTCCACCTTCAAACTCTGATTCAGGTGATAGTAACAGTGTCATAGATATTTTTCTAACTGGTGGTTCGTGTTGCATGTTGACATCATTATCTACATGCCATTCATAAAACCCACCTTCTGGATATTCAGTGTATTGTGCCATTTCATTTATTGTCATTCCATCAAAACCAAAATGATTGCGATTAGTAGCTTGCATTATTTTATCTATATCTTTGTACATGTCAGCCATTTTAGAAAATGGTATCCAACTAATATGTGAGGTTCTAGTATTAGTATCTACATGTCCACCTTTAGTACCTTGTTCATTTCCAACTCCAGCATCATTTCTAGGTTCTGCACGTCCAGCTTGAATAATTTTATTACACTGTTCAGGTGTAAAAATAGGTGTAGTTGTTTCTGCTATATAAGATTTCCAACGTGGTTCTGTTATCATGTTAATATCCGTATTCTATCCATCCCGTTATTATATATTTATCATTCGACAAAGGTGGGTTGCCTCTATGAATGTGTGTAAATTGTGAAGGCCAAACTAACAATGTATTTTTCTCAGGTTTAAAACGACATTTTTGATATAGAAATTCTGTTTCTCCACCTTCGGTTACATCATTAAGGTATACCATAAAAGCCAGTATTCTATTTCTAGCTTTCATTTCTGCATTTTCACAATGCCAAAAATGATAACCTTCACCAACTTTAGTTTTTTGTATTTTAACTTCTAGTATGTTGTGTGTTGCAAGTTTTTTAAGATAAGAATATTTTTGAACGTATAAAGGATATATTTCTTTAAAAAATAAATCTATAAAAGGTTTGTTGTTATAGGTTAGTGCAACATTAGTATCTCTTATAGTATCAATTGCATTATCGGATACTAACGTTTCATCTTCACGTCTTGGATATACTGCACCTTGTTGTTCACAATTATTAAAAAAATTAACATAACTATCTATTAATTCATTTGACATAAAATTTTTAAATATACCAATGTGATCATCTCTAACTAAAAATTTTTTATCCATTAGTTAGCTCCTCTATTTTTAACAGGATCAAAATCTACATCACAGTTTGCAGCAAGAGTTCGTCTTGTCTCATCGGTTCCATTAAATGGATATACACAGTGTCTCATATCATAAGGAAAGATATAAAAATCTCTAAGATCCATTGAGGGTTGATAATCTATTTTAGCAAACTGACCATTAGCTGCTCCTAGTATTTGTAGTCTACCGTTTTGTTCAATGTGTCCTGCAGAATATTCTTTACCATAAGTAGAAGGTAGTTTTAAAATCATTACACTAGATAGACCTGTAAATAACATTCCTCTATGAATGTGAGCTGGATTGTATTCATGTTGTTTCATTTCATTAACCCATATAGAATTTAAATGAGTGTTATAGTCTCGTATGACATTAAACTTTAAATAATGATTAAACACTTGCATAAAATAATCTGTTACATTTTTAGGTAAAAAATTATGGTTTTTCATTTTTGTTTGATCCTTACCATGATAAAATAAAGAATGTTCTTTTTCTATTTTACCAACTAATTGTTGATTAGCGGGCGCAAGATTATTATAATTTTGTTCGTAAATATTATTAATAGACATAAATATATCTAATGGCACCTGGTATTTAATAATACACTGACCTAAAAACGTTGGTTTAAAATTTAATGTGTCCATATAATTTTCTTATACTTTCGGGAATTCTTTCAATATAGGGATTATATACTTTTCTAACAGGTCCATCAAATAGTTTATGCATATTATTACCAACAATTTTATCATCATAACTTAAACCATTAACATTAACTTGATCTAGATTACTAAACCTATGATTAAAATAAGGCTCATCTAAAAATTGATATATTTTTCTAAACTCTTGCTCTGGGTTTGCAACCATATTATCATACTTTACATAATGACAGATATCTGGATAATTATATGAATTTTTAATAGCTTCTAAAGATTTTGCAACGGCACCTTTTTTATTCATCAACATCATTAATTTTTCTTCATCGGTATTTAAATTACATCTATTAGGAAACGCATCTAAGTTTTCTGTATACCACTGCATATAACTAGCAAGTACATCCATTAGATCTCTAAGTAATACGATACATTTAAAACCATGTTTAAAATGCTTTTGCATTAATTCAAAATTACCTTTTAACATTACAGGTCCACGGTCAATGATTATACGTTGTGGCCAATGCTGATAGTAGTTATTAAATACATTATCTAATACATTGTCTAAGGACCTGTGATCAGGATAATTTTGAAATGTATCTGTTTCTTTAAGTAAAAATAAATCTTTCAGTACCTCTAGTGTTAAAGAATTAGGGGTAGCTGCTATGTCTTTATTTTGATTCATAATACTTGCAAACAAAGTATTACCAGATCTAGGTTGTGCGACTAAAAAAAATAACTTACGGGTAGTCAGTTCTTGGTTTGTCATCTTGAGTTAGCTGTTCTTTCTTTTCTGTATTGTTTTTTAATTCACCTGATTTTTTAATTCTTTGTAATGATTGGAGTTGTCCCATTACATTAAACACTTCATTTTGATCAGAGTGTTCGTTTAAAGTTTTTGATTTCTCATAATATTGCATGCCATAAGATTCTAACTGATGATCGTTAACATCTTTATCATTAAATGATCCATCATTAAATTCACCTTTTAATTTAGACCACATTTTAATTTCTCTCATTCTGTGTTTAGCAACTTTTTCCATAGAAGCTTTTGCAAATCTAGCCTCATCTAAATCTATTTCATATTTAGTTTTTTTATATTCATCTTCTTCTTTATCAATTTTCTTTTCTAACCATTTAATCTTTGCTTCATTTCTTCTATAGTCAAATGATAAAGTCATTAAGTTATCTAAGTATGATGATTGTTCTCTAACACACTGCCAGTATTTAGCACCTTTAGTTGGGTATCTATTATCTTGTAATACAGAAAATCTAGCTTCTGTCTCTGTTCTAAATACTTGTTTTTTGGTCCATGTGTCTCTAAGCTCGTCTACCATACCTTTAAAATCGGTAAGGTCTTGTTGCTCTAATAAATTATTTAAATGCGTTTCTTCTTTTTGTATAATATCTTTAACGTCTTTTTTTTCTGTCATAGCTTTATCCTTTATAGTTGTGTCTTATATATATTATTTAAAATATATTACAAGTCTTATGAAGTAGTCAGTGTAACTGTTGCTGGACCAGAAGAAAATTCTTCGGTTGATGTTGTTGATGGAGGAATATTTCCACCAAAACCTAACGCAGAACTGTTAGTTCCCGATGATCCCAAAAACTCTCTTGCAACACTCATATCTCCAACTTCAGTCCAGTTAGATCCATTCCAAGATTCTGTTGCACCTGTTACTGGATCGGGTCCTAAACTTATTTTTCCAGCAAAAGCTAAACCAGAGGTATTACTTGCTCCAGCTCCTGCTAATCTTCGTCTTACAGTATTCATAGAATTAACTGATGTCCAATTTGTGCCATTCCAAGATTCTGTTGCTGCTGTTGCTGAAGGAGTTTCTCCACCATAAGCTAAAGCTGATGTATTAGTTCCATTACCTGCAAGTAAATCTCTTTGGGTATTTAAATCGTTTACTTCAGTCCAGTTAGTTCCATTCCAATTTTCTGTAATTGTTGTTACGGGATCACCTCCAAAAGCTAAACATGCTGTATTAGTAGCACCGGCAGATCCAAAATAAGTTCTAGCTGTATTCATATCATTAACTTCAGTCCAGTTAGATCCATTCCAAGATTCTGTAATAGCTGTTGGACCTCCAGGTGGAAAAGCTAAACCTCCACCAAAAGCTAAAGCTGCTGTGTTAGTTCCAGCACCTCCTAAAGCCTGTCTTCCTGTATTTAAATTATTTACTTCAGTCCAAGCTGTTCCGTTATATGATTCTGTGTCAGCTGGCATTGTAGGTGCATTAGTATCTCCTCCAAAACCTAAAGCTGCAGCTTGAGTAGTACCTGCTGATCCTAAAGAGTTTCTTGCAGTATTCATAGCCCCACCTGTTGCCCAAGATCCAGCGCTAACTATAAATCCTTTTACTGTGTTTGAAGTAGAATTATACCAAAGTTGTCCTTCAACAGGATTAGATGGATCTGAAGATACTACTTGTATGTTTGTTCCGTTTATTTCTTTGTATGTTGCCATAATATTTTAACTCGCGTCTATTGTTTGAACTCCACCTGTTTGTGAAAATTCTTCAGTTGCGGCTGTACCAGCCGCTCCTGCTCCTGATGATTCTCCACCAAAAGCTAAAGCGGATACATTAGATGATCCAGCTCCCCCTAAAGCATATCTTGCAGTGCCCATATCAGCTACTTCTGTCCAGTTAGTTCCATTCCATGATTCTGTTATTGCTGTAAGACTTGGAGTTTGTCCACCAAACCCTAAAGCTGATGTTGAAGTTCCACCCCCTCCTAAAGCTTTTCTTGCAGTATTTAAATCATTGACTTCTGTCCAATTGGTTCCATTCCATAATTCTGTTACAGCTACTACATCTGTACCACCAAACCCTAAAGCTGCGGTGTTAGTTCCAGCACCTGCTAAAAAATATCTTGGAGTGTTTAAATCATTAACTTCAGTCCAGTTAGTTCCATTCCAATTTTCTGTAACAGCACCTGCTGGAATTCCACCAAATGCTAAACAAGCTGTGTTACTAGCACCACAACCTGCTAAATGAAATCTTCCCGTATTTAAATCATTAACTTCAGTCCAATTACTTCCATTCCAAGTTTCAGTAAGGTCTTGCTGACCCCCTGGACGATATCCACCAAAACCTAAAGCTGCTGTGTTAGTTCCAGCTCCTGCTAATCCTTGTCCTACAGTGTTTATATCACCAACTTCACTCCAACTAGTTCCAGTGTAAGATTCTGTATGAGTTACGTAGGGAGATCTTCCTGCAAAAGCTAAAGCAGCAGTTTGAGTTCCAGTGTCACCCATAGCTCTTCTTCCAGCTGGTCTAGACATACTTCCACCAGTAGCCCAAGCAACTGATAAAGTTCCTGTATCAACTTTTAAATCTCCAGACGTAGAATTATACCACAAATCTCCAGCGACAGCAGTAGGTGGATCAGAACTTACATTCTGTATTTTAAATCCATGTATGTCTTTGTACGTAGCCATTTAAATTTTTATTCCTCTAATATTATATCAGCGGGTCTTGTACTGTTAGCTTTTTCTTCATCAGATAAAGCGTCCCATGCAGTTTGTGCTGCAGTGACCTCAGCGTCAACAATCGTTTGTGCTTCTGCTAACGTTTTAACAGTTCCTAACACTTTATTAATCCAAAGATTTGCACCTTTGTTATGTGCTGGAACTTGCCAAACATTACCAGGATAGCCAGCAAACTTGATTCTAGAAGATTCAGAGTGTTCAATGAATCCCTTACCCCAGTTTTCTGCTACACAGTATTGTTTTGTTTTTGCCATAGTTTCCTCCTTATTAAGATGTTGTTAGTGTTTGTGTTACTGGTGCTGGTGAATTCCATTCCTCTGAAGTATTTGTAAGACCTCCAGGAACAGCTCCAAATGCTACAACACCAGCAGTTGATCCACCTGCTCCTGCTTGATAAGCTTTACTGACGTTCATATTAGCACCTGTGATCCAATTAGTTCCGTTGTATACTTCTGTAAGATTAGTTCTTGTTGGAACTAATTCTCCACCAGCCGCTATTGCAATTGTATTAGTTGTACCAAAACTACCAAAGTTTTTTCTTGCATTGCTTAAGTCATTAACTTCAGTCCAATTAGTTCCATTCCAAGATTCAGTTAATCCAGATGAAGGAGGACCTGTAGTACCACCATAAGCTAAAGCTGCTGTTTGAGTTCCACTACTACCTATTTTATCTCTTGCTGTATTCATATCATTAACTTCAGTCCAATTACTTCCATTCCATAATTCTGTTACAGATACTATATTACTAGATGGATAAGTGTTTCCTCCAAAAGATAAAGCTGCTGTTTGAGTTCCAGATCCACCTAAACCGTTTCTAGCTGTATTTAAATCATTAACTTCCGTCCAGTTTGTGCCATTCCAAGTTTCTGCTACATTTTGCACTGAAAAACCAGGAGTTAAACCTCCTGAACTTATGGCTGCTGTTTGAGTTCCCGTACCACTTAAATAAAACCTGTCAGTATTCATATCATTAACTTCAGTCCAATTAGTTCCATTATATGTTTCTGTTGCTCCAGTAGCTCCATATCTTCCTCCCATCATTACTGCAGCTGTTTGAGTTCCAGCTCCTGCTAGGTAACTTCTCGTATCATTAACAGTATTACCCGTGGCCCAAGAACCACCAAGACTTTCTTTTCTTAATCTAAAATTACCTGTACTAGAGTTATACCAAACTTGTCCTGTTACAGGAGCGGGTGGATCTCCAGCCACATTGGTAACCGCAGTCCCAATGCTTTCTTTATAGGTAGCCATGATTATTTATTCTTTAACAACCAACCTTGAGTTCCATCTGTATAGACCAAAGTATTGGCTGCCCTTTCTACTGACACTGTTAGATCAGCAGTTGCACCGTTGATCTTTTCAGAATTTCTTCCAACAGTCATTGTGTTTGAATCAAATGTTCCTGCATAATCGGCAAAAGCAACTTCATCACCAATTGTAGGTGAGCTTGGAAGCGTCATGGTAATAACTCCACTTGTTGTATTTATAAAATATCCTTCACCTGCAACTGCAGTGAAATTAGAAGTTTTTACTGCTTGCCATGAAGTACCACCAGATACTGCTGCAAAAGATAATGTACCTGATCCGTTTGTTTTTAAGAATGTGTCTGCTGATCCGTCAGCATTTGGAAAAGTTAAACCATCAAGAACAATGTTTCCTGAACCATTTGGTGTGACAGCAATATTACCATTAGCTGCATCTGTAATTTGAATTACCCCTGAGTTTGTTCCACCATTTGTATTTAAAATTAAATCAGTTGCTCCACCAGTAGTCACTGTAAGTGTGCCTGCTCCATTTGAAGTTAATACAGCTGCTGCTCCAGAGTCTCCAACTTTTACTGTATCAGCAGAAGCTACTACATCACCAGTTCCGTTTGGTGTAAGTGTGATATCTCCGTTTGCACCATCTGTAATAGTAATAACACCTGAGTTAGTTCCTGAATTTGTATCTAAAGTTAAATCATGTGCACCATTTGATGTAAGTGTTGCAGCTGCAGCACCAGTTCCAATTTTAGTTTCACCTGATCCTTTTGGAATAATTGCAACATCTATATTTGTATCTCCACCTGTAGCAGATATTGATGGTGCGTTTCCAGTTGCAGCGTTTGTCATATCAAATTGATTGACTGCTGAACCTGTTGTTTGAAATATTAATTGTTCATTGCCATTTTCATCAATGATTCCGTGAGCATCATCAAAGGCAATGTTAAAATCGTTAGTGTCTAAGTTACCACCTAGTTGAGGTGATGTATCATCTACAACATCTCCACCCGTTTGAATTTCAATTATTTTTGGGTTTGTTGTATCAGGGTTTCCTGAAGCGAATAATAATGCAGTTCCTTTATTGCCTGTTGCAAAAGTAAAAGTATCACCAGAACCTGATGCA